TCAATTTACTAGAGCAGTAGGTGGCACAGGTATGCAAAAAGTAGTAGTAGTAGAATCTGATATAACACAAAGTCAAAGAACAGTAAATGTGTTAGAATCACAAGCAACAATTTAATAATTTAAAAAGTAAACATATGTTTGTTAGTAAAAAAATAAAAAAAGATAGAATAGATACTTGTAAAAAATGCGATTTTTACAGAAACTTGTTAATGTTAAAAAACCCAAAATGGACATTAGGTGCAAGATGTGGAAAGTGTAGTTGTTTTTTAGACGCTAAAGCTTCTTTAACAAAAGAATACTTTGGCGAATGTCCTATAGGAAAATGGAAAGAATAATAACCAAACTTTATATATATGGATTTTAAATCACTTGCTGAAAAATACAGCGAAGCAACAAAAGATATGGTGGTGCAGTTTTCTAAACTAAATAAAGATAGAATGCATATGCACAACGAATATCACTCAGGAGCATTAAATACTTTTTTTAATATGTGGCATAAACATTTTCCACATATAAACCAATCAAAAAATTGTGAGTCTTGCAGAAAAGCAGTTTCTAAGTTTTTTCACAATATGGCTGACTATATTACCTCTAGCAGAGAAATACCTAAAGTTCTTGAAGAAGTAGAGGCTAGTGTAGAACCAAAAATTGTGAAAAAAAAGAAAGCAAAAACAAATGGCAAGAAAAAATAAAATAGATATAGTTTACGAATATATTAAGGTAGCAGAAAAAGAAATTTTAAAAAGGTGGCACGACCCAACAGTAGTTGATATTTTAAGACACCTAACAGAAAGAGGTATAGTAGAGCCTAAAAGATTAAGAAACTATATGATAATTCACGATTTTGACACTATGCTAAGGTTTAACGAAGGTAATAGGACGCATACTTTTATGGACTTATCAATAAAATATGATATTTCTGAAAGACAAGCACAAAGCATAGTTTACAAAGAAAGAGTTAAAGAAAACGCTAATTACAATATTACCTATTAAAGTTTTTTCCAAAAACTGCGTAAAATAACAAAATCTTTAAAATATTTTTGCGTTTATGGAAAAATGGTATAATATAAATAATATGGCATCTACAAGTATTGTAGATGTTTATATTTTTGATGAAATAGGTTCGTATGGTGTTAATGCACAATCTTTTATAGAGGAGATTAAAGCATACAGAAAGAAACCTATGAATCTTCATATTAACTGTGTTGGTGGAGATGTCTTTGATGGAATGGCTATTTATAATGTTATTAAGAAAAGAACTGCAGAAACTACAGTTTATATAGAAGGTATTGCTGCAAGTATGGGTAGTGTTATTGCTTTGGCTGCAGATAATGTCGTAATGGCTGAAAATTCTCTTTTTATGATACACAACGCTTGGGGTGGAGCTATGGGAGAAGCAAGTGAGATGAGAAAAACAGCAAATCTTTTAGAAAAAATAAGTAATGAGATTGCTGACATCTATGTTAAGAAAACCAAATTACCTTATGATAAGGTTAAAGATATGATGGACGAAGAAACTTGGTTAAATGCTGATGAAGCATTAGAGCTAGGTTTTGTAGACTCTATCTCAGACGCTATTAAGGTAGCGGCTAAATATGATGTTTCTAAGTTTAAAAATATTACAAACGAAGAAATCGTAAATAAGTTGAATGTTAATTTAAAAAGTAAAAAAATGACTGACGAATTAAAAAATTGGTTCAACAACAAAGTTGATGATATTATCGCAAGAGTTAAAAGCGAAAAATCTGAAAATGAAGGTGTTGATTCAAACAAGGAAGTTGAGATTACTATAGCTGACGAAGCACAAGTTTTAAATAAGCTTGTAGATTTTGAAACTAAAGTAACTGAGCTTAATGGGTCAATCGCAGAATTAGAAGGAGAAAAAGCAACTCTTACTGAGGAAGTAGAAAGACTTAACGCTTTATTAAGTAAAGCAAATGCAAAGGGTACTGAAATATCTACAGACGGCGACCCTGCAGTAGTAACGAAAAATGTAGAGAGCAAAGAAGATGCGTTTTGGAACGGATTAGTTGCGAAAATGAATATTAATTAATTTAAAAAAGGAAAAAAATGGCAAATGTAGCATTAGACGGAATTGGAGTTGCGTATAACGGAACTTATGCGTCAAAAATTTTATTAGAGCCTATGTTTCATTCAGATGATATTATGAGCAATTATACTATCTATCCAAATGTTAAATATAAGCAAAACATTACAATGGCTCCTAAATTGACAAGCATTACTGCAGTTCATTCAGGTTGTGGAACAACTAATACTTGCGACCCTGCAGGGTTCACAGTAACACAAAAAGTTCTTACAACTCAAAATGTATCGGTAAAGCAATCTCAATGTTGGGACGAGTTCAAAGATGAGGTAATTAGAGAGTCTTATAAATCAGGAATTAATATGCCTGACTTAACAGGAACTGAATTAGCTCAAGTGATTATAGACAGAGTAAGAAAAGGTATTCAGCACGATATGGTAAGAAATATGTGGGCAGGAGATACTGCAGCAGGTGTTATCGCTATTGACTGTACTTACGACTCAATGGGAGATGGTCTATGGAAAACTTTATCTGCAGGTAACGCAATTAATGCAGGTACACAATTAAGAGAAGTAACAGGTACTTTAGGTGCAGGAAACGCTGCTTACATTACTGTAGGTGCAACTTTACCTGCAGCAGATGCAGTTTTAGTATTAGAAGATGTGTTTAACACAGCTCCTGCAGAATTACAACAAGTTCCTGCTTCTGAAAAAAGAATTTTCTGTACTCCAAGTATATACAACGCTTGGTATAGTGCATTAACACAAGTAGCTTCTGCAGGTTCTGTAGATTACGGACACTCTGAGGCTCAAGTTGGTAAATCAAGACTATACTTTAGAGGAGTAGAATTAGTTCCTATGTATGAGTGGGATTTAGCATTAACTGCTTTAGCAGGTGCAACTTTCCCTGCGTTATTTACTGCTGCAACTGCAGGTATTGACGCAACACATGGTTGTATTTATGCAGCTAAGTCTAACTTAATGATTGGTACAGATGTTAGCAACCCAGCAAACGAAATGAAAATGTTCTATGACGAGGTTTCTGAAAATATGTATATCAGAGCAGGATTTACTATGGGCTTCAACTATGGTTGGAACTCTTTAGTTAATGGTTCAATGTTAGTAGATTAATAATTAATAACCTTTAAAAATAGAATAAAATGGCAATAGATAGTGGACTTTTAGTGGAATGTGCAGATTTAAATGCAGTAGGTGGTATAAGACAAATACTTATAACAGATTTAAGTAACATAGCAACTGTTACTCCTACTACATTGGCTGCAGACCACACAGTAACAAGCATCACGGCTACAAGTGCGTGGGCTAGATTTGAGTTTAAGCACGAAACTGCCTCTTTAACAATAACAGGAGCTAAAGAAGGAGGAAGCACTTCATATGAGTGTGCTTTATCTTTCTACATTCCTGATATTGATGGAGCTAGATTTCACGAGCTGTCAAACTTAGAAAGTGCGTGTCCTGTTGCGTTAGTAGAGTTAAACTCAGGTAAAATGTTTTTGGTAGGATTCTCATACAAGTATGAGCAACTATCACAAGGAGCAACGCCTTGGGTTAGAAACCAAACTTACGCTAACCTTACTTCAATAGAAGGAGGTTCAGGAGCTGCGTATGCAGATGATAATGGTGTAACTGTAGTTTTAACTGCAAGACAATTTGAATTACCTCTTGAGTATTCAGGAGCAATTACAGTTGTTGCAGGAGATGTTACAGCTACAACTTCATAATTGATTTTGATAATAGCGAGGGGTTATAAACACCCCTTGCTAATATCTTTTTTATGTGCGATTGTAATAGTAAAAAAAATGTGGTAGATTTACCACATATAAAAATATATACAAAAATGGCAAATTATAAAGTAAAGAAAGAATTTAAAAATACAGCAACTTACTTTGGCAATGTTAGAGTACGTTGGGAGGACGCTACTGATGAAACTCTTGCTTGGGTGTATGAAGAAGCAAAAAATGGTTCTCATTATGTAGAAAAAATTGACAAAATCAATAAATCATATGAAAAAAGCGACAGTAAAGTCAGCAAAAAAGGTAGCGACAACAAGAAAGACTCAAAAGAAGAATAATACGTTTGAGTTTGGGGTATTTGATTTAACAGTACCACCAAGTATTAAAGAGCCTAAAAACTTACACAATATTCAAACAGATTGGATTCCTTTTGGAGATGACAATTTGTTTCCTCAATACCTAGCTGAATTAAAAAGAAAATCATCTACTCATAGAAGTGTTTTAGCTCAAAAAACTGTATTTACAAGTGGAGCTAAATTTGTTTGTGATAACGACAGGTTAAGAGAGTTTATAGAAGATGTAAACGCTGACCACGAATCATTAAGAGATGTATTTAAAAAATTAGCTGACGATTACTACACTTTTGGTAACGCATATATGGAGTGCGTTTTATATGATGGTGGAGTTAATATATATCATTTAGACGCTACAACAGTTAGAATGAGTAAATCAAAAAAAGAGGTTTATGTAAATTCAGATTGGTGTAGATATTGGAATAATGACACAAAAATAAAAAGGCTACCTCTTTACCCTAGAGTAGCTCACAATAAATTCGTAATACACTTCAAAGATTACGAGCCTACATTTAACTATTATGGTTTACCTGACTATGTAGCTGCACTAGAACATATATGTGTAGACTACGAAATTGGTAAATGGAATCATCATAAATTCTTAAATGGGTTTCAGCCTTCTGCTATTGTAGAAATAAATGGCGACATGGGAGAAAAAGAAGCACAAAAAATGGTGCGTGAAGCTCAGAAAAAATTTGTAGGAGAGGGTAATAATGGGAAAATATTATTTATTGTAAAGAATGGAGACACTTCTCCTGCCAACGTACAAGTAATTAAAGACGACCAAGAAGGTAGTTGGATAGATTTACAAAAAATAACAGACCAAAACATTATAACTGCTAATAGATGGCAGCCTTCACTTTCAGGTATTGTTAGTTCAGGTAAAATGAATAATACAGGTAGTGAAATAAGAATTGCTTATGATTTAGTAATGACAACAGTAATTAGAGATACATCAGAAATGTTGTTAAATGGAATAAGAACAGTTCTTTACAATGAAATGGCGTTTGACCCAAAAGATTTAAAGATACATTATGAGCCGCCAATCTCATATGCTAATGATGTAGATATAAGAGAGGTTCTGACTATAAACGAGCAAAGAGCATTAATAGATGAAGATTTACCAATGTTAGAAGATGGAGATATGTTTGTTGCAGACAGAGAGATTATAGTTACTCAAAGAGACGAGGACGGAGATGGAGAAATAGAAGAAGAAAAGTCAGTAACATTAGAGCAGTAAAAAATGGCAAACACAAAACAATATAATACTTTAGTAACAGCAGGAGAGGTAATTGAAAAAACTTTTACAAATAAAAATACAGACCCTGTTTTGATTTCTGAAAATACTATTGTTTTAGCAGAACTTGCACACATAAGACCTTTGCTAGGAGAAAAATTCTATGCAGAGTTAAAAGAACAACATCATAATGGTACTTTAACTGTTAAAAATCAAGAGTTTATGCAGTATTACCTAGAAGATACTTTATGTTGGTTTGTTAGATTTGAGGTTGTAAACGACATAATGAGCAATATAACATCTAGTGGTATTGTACATAATATAGATGAGTTTTCACGAATTATAAATCAAGAAACTTACAATGCTTTTAAGCAAGACACTTACAGAAAAGCAGAAATATTTGCAGAAGATATGATAGAGTATTTAGAGTCAGATGATGAAAAAGGTAACTATCCAACTTTTGAAACAAATAAACCAAAAAGTTTAAATGACACTTATAAAAATCACGGAATGATATTTTACGATAGTATATATAAATACGAGGGTATAGATGGTTGTTTTAAGTGTGGGACTTATGGTAATAATGGTAGATGTAATTGTAATTCTAATTGTAACGATTGTTAATATATAAATATGGCTGCAAACGAACATAAAAACCTTTTAGACGCAAACAGACATTATCCTCTTGGTTATGAGAGTGCTGATAATAATATGGTTATCTATAAAAAAACAGGAGTTGTTTATGGAGATAAAACAGGTAATTATGGTTGGGATTTTCCTTGTCAAACATTTATTTTAAGTAAAGATGGTGCTTTTACTTTAGGAGCTTCAACAACATCTGTAGATTACTTAAGAATGCCATATGATTTTAGACTTACAGAGGTAAGAGCTAGTGTCGGCACAGCAGGTTCAGTTTTATTAACAGTAAATATTAAAGAATCAGGAACAACAATATTGTCTACAAACCTAACTATTGATGCAGGAGAAAAAACGTCTACAACTGCAGCAACACCTGTTGTAATATCTGATTATGATTTAGGAAACGATAATGAAATAACTATTGACGTACAGTTAGGAGAGGGAGAATCTTCTCCACAAGATTTAAAAGTGTATTTAATTGGTTACAGAAAAGTAGGTTAAAATGAAAAGTGAGATGAAAGATACAACAGAAGTATTACTTGCAAATGGTGGAGTTTTGGGATTGAGTTTAGCAGAGTGTAATGAAATACTTTTATTAATTTCAACTACACTTGCAATATGCTTTACAATTTACAAGTTTTATAAATTACAAAAAAAGAAATAAGAAATGGCAAATACAGTACAACAAACAACACTATCAGTTCAGATAAACGAGTCTATTAGTATTAATGGTGTTGATTATGGTAACAATATATCTAAAACTATACAAGGTTGTGGTAAAGTAGACCAAAGAGTTATGGAGATGAATAGTAGTGCCATGACTCAGGTTTTTGCTTACAATGCTGCTTTACCTGACTTAAAAGGTACAGGTGTAAAAGGAGAATTTAAATATTTTAGAATTACAAATTTAGATGATGCAGTAGGAATAACAGTACAAATATATGTTAGTGCAGCTAAAACAGGGTATTTTAAATTAAGTGCAGGAACAAGCTTAGTTTTATTTGAAAATGATGTAGACTTTTTGTGTGAGGGAGACTCTTTTAGTTTGGCTGACATAACAGCTGTAGCTGTAAAAACTGACCAAGCAGGAGAGGAAGTGGTTACTTCTTATATTGAATATATGGCTGTGTTTGCAGGAGGTGTTGGTGTAGGCGAAGGTGGAGAATAATGGCTAAAAAATTAAGCTTTACTTTTCGTGAAACAAAGAATAAAAAGCGTAAAGGCGTACATTCTAAGAATGCTTCAAAAGGTCAAAATGGTTACAAAAAAAAATATAGAGGACAAGGCAGGTCATAGTAGTTATTATTATGATTTTGACAGAAATAAACCTGTAGAAAGAAAAATTAAATTTTTTTCTTTAAAAGAGTTTGACAGTCCTGATGATGAAGGCTCAGGTAATAATATGGATTTAGACTTTGTTAGATTAATTGACGAAGCTAGAGAGATAGCAGGAATACCTTTTAAAATAACATCAGGATATAGAACTCCTACACACAATACTTCTGTGGGTGGCTCAAAAACCTCATCACATATGAACATACCTTGTAATGCTTGTGATATTGCAGTACCTAACAGTTCTGCTAGATATAAAATAATAAAATCTTTGTTAAATGTTGGTGTAAATCGCATTGGTATTGGCAAAAATTTTATACATTGCGATACAGATTCAAACAAAAGCCAAAATATTATTTGGCATTATTATTAATTAAAATTAAATAAAATGAAAAAATTTTTAGAAAATTTCTTAATCGGACAAATGTTAAAATCAAAAAAGTTTTGGTACACAGTTATTGCTGTAATTGTTACGTTTTTAAACGAAACTTTTGGTTTAGACCCTGTGCAAACTGAGTCTATATTGTACTCTATAATGGCACTTGTATTAGGTCAAGGTATTGCTGACGCAGCAAAATCAAAGAAATAAAACTTGGTAATTAAAAAAAATCATTACCTTTGTAGTTCCTTTCTTAAGTGTGTTTTCAGATTGGAATAGTTAGTGTTAAGGGCGAGTCGTTAATAACTTCTCGTCCTTTTATTTTTCAGAGGTGTTTTTTTGATAAATTTGAGTATGAAAAAATACGGAAGAAGATTAAGGTTGTCTACAGAAGAAGAAAACCTTATATATCAACACAGAGCTAAATCTTTAGATAATATAAATGACAACACAGCATTAGATGAGCATTTATCTGAAAGAGGTATAGACAAAAAAGACGTTGTTTCTGTAAAACATTGGCAATCAGCTAATGGCGAATACAGATTCTCTATTGTTACTAAAGAACATTATGGTTTAGATGAGAAACAAATATTTGACAACGTAAATAAATTTATAGAAGGATATTCTCCTGATTATAAAAAAATAAAAAGAAAACAAGGCAGCCACTTACTTGTTATAAACCCTGCAGATATACATATAGGAAAATATGCTAATGAAGTTGAAACAGGAGAGGGTTATGACTGTGAAACTGCTGTATCAAGAGTTTTAGAGGGTGTTGTAGGCCTTATAAACAAATCTCAAGGCTTTGATATAGATAAGGTTTTATTTTGCATTGGTAATGATGTTTTACATATTGATAATGTATATAACACAACTACAAAAGGCACACATCAAGATACAGACGGAAAGTGGTGGGAGCATTATGAGATAGCTTTAATGTTGTATGTTAGAGTTATAGAGTTATTAAGAGAGATAGCTCCTGTAGATGTTTTGCACTCTATGAGTAATCACGATTATCAAAGTGGTTTTCATTTAGCACATACACTAAAATCTTGGTTTAGAAAAGCAGAGGACGTTAAGTTTGATATAAGTGTATCTCACAGAAAATACTATCAATATGGTAACAACTTAATAGGTTTAGAACACGGAGATGGTGCAAAAATGGACAAATTACCTTTATTAATGGCTCAAGAACGACCTAAAATGTGGAGTGAAACTAAATTTAGATATTGGTATTTACATCACTTACATCACAAAGTAAAACACAAATGGCTAGACGCAAAAGATTTTATAGGAGTTACTGTAGAATATATGAGAAGTCCTTCAGCAGCAGATAGTTGGCACTCAAGAAAAGGTTTTACAGGTTCATCTAAAGCTTGTGAAGCCTTTATACACGATAAAGAAAGCGGTCAAGTAGCAAGATTAACACATTATTTTTAGGGTATTTAAAGGGTATAACATACTCTTAAATATAAATATAAAGATAAATTTAAAGATAAATACCAAGTTATTTAAAAAAAACTTATAAAAAAGTTTGGTACTTTAAAAAAATGTTGTATATTTGCATAGAAATTCAACTAACTATTAATTAAAACACTAACTATTATGAATTATGACGATTGGAAACTAAGCAACCCTATAGATGACGGACACTACTACGATATGGTAAGCAACTGCTGTGGAGCTAGAGTGTGTGATGAAACAGATGTATGTTCTGACTGTAAAGAACATTGTGAGCCTATAGAGGACTACGAATACGAAGCACTACAAAGAGAATCTTATTTAGAAATGATGGCAGATGGAGAAAGAGACGAGAGATAGTCTTATACAAGAGTATTCTGAAAGTATAAAGAAAAATCCAAACACTATAAATTTTTCTGACTACTTTAAATATTCAGGCAAAACATATGCTTACTTAAAAATATTTCTATCAAGAAAAAAAAATAAAAATAACTATTAACCAATTAAATATTATATTATGCAGAAAACACAAACGAGTGATATTCTACAACACTTAAAAGATGGTAGAGAACTAACACAGAAACAAGCTATTAACGAGTATGGTGCGTATAGATTAGCAGGAATTATACATCAGTTAAGAAAGCAAGGACACGATATAGTCTCAGTTCCTAAAACAGTAAAAACAAGATATAAAACTAAAGAAGGTAAAAATAGAACTACCACTATATCAAGTTATGTTTTAAATGAGAAGAAAAAAAGCTTTGACTTTAGGCTTAAAAATTTTATAAAGTCAATTACAAACTAATTATTAATTTAAATTTTAAAAAATGCAAAAACTAGAAAACACAAATGACGTTAAAGAAACTAAAGAACAAACACTAAAAAGATTATTTTTAGAAAATGATTTAGTCAAAGAAGATGTTTACAAAGACAAAAGAGGTTTTGTAATCATAACAAGAACAGGTATAGATAAGATAGTAAGCAAGAAAAATATTGTAGTAGCTTATGAGCCTGTTGTAATGCAAAAAGATTGGGTTGTTATGAGAGCAACAGCAACTATGCAAACTACAAATAAAATATTTGTCAAAGGTAAACCACAATCAGAAGTAAGAAATGTAATGAGCTTTGGAGAAGCATCAGAAGAAAATCTTATGGGTGGTGGTAAAAAGTTTCCTGTTGCTATGGCAGAAAAAAGAGCTATGTCAAGAGTAGTTCTTAAGATTGCAGGTTTCTACGAGCAAGGAGTATTTGGTCAAGATGAAATTGTAGACTAATGAGTGATTGGATAGATGAGGTTCTTGATGGTAAACCACTAGAAGCAGAGCTGTGGAAATTAGGATATATTGAGAACCTCCTACCCTACACATCAATTAGTAATGAAGAAAAAGAACAGATATATAACAAGTTATCAACTCTAACAGATATAGAAGCAGACGAGTTAATACCTTACTTAAAAGAACACGAAATACATTTAGACCCAAAGCATCAATATGAAGCTATGAGAAAAAATGGAATGTTTAACCCTGAAAATTATTAAAATGAAAAATGATTATGAAAAAGTAAAGACTTCAAGAAATGAGCTTGAAGCAATCTTAAGAATAAGAGGAATATCTAAACAAAGATTTGGTAGAGTGCTAAATATAAAAGGTTCTACTATAGAAAAATATTTAGACAACCCATACTTTTTAAGATATTATCAAATGCAAAGATTAGCTAATTTTTTAAATGTAGATGTTAAAGACATTGTAGATATTATAGAAGTAGATTTAAAAGATAAAGCTATGATTTATGTAAAAGGAGAGGAAAACTTTGAAGGCGTAAAATCAATAAATACAGACAATGAATAAGTATAGATTAGATTTTACACAGGAAAGAGACGAAAAAATTAAATCAGAAATATGTGCTAGATATGATTTGCCTTGGGCAGCTATAGAAGGCAAAACTAGAATAAGAAAAGTTATAGATGCTAGAAGGCTTTATAGTGGAATATTAAGAGACCTTTTTTCTTTATCTTATCATAGGATAGGTAAAATACTTAATAAAAATCACGCTACAATTATTCACAATATGCAGCAACATGAATTTTTTGTTAAGAATTTAAAATCATATAAAAAAAATTATGAGGATATTGAAAGGCTTTTAATGATAGATAGTAATTATTATATACACGAAATCAAAGAAGTTGAAAGGCAGATGGACGATTTAGCAGACAGACTAAATGATTTAATAGAAAAGAAAAACAATTATAAACTTAAAATTAAAAATCAAGAAAAATGGCAGACAAAAACTATGTAGCAAGTAGTATAAAAAAAGTTACTACACAATATGGAGAATTATTTAACGCAAGTTTTAAAGTAGAAGATTTGCAAAAAATATCTAAAAGAGGTTGGGTAAATATTACAATAGCAGAAAGGAGAGAGCCTTCTGAGAAAGGAGCAACTCATTATGCTTATGAAAATACTTATGAGCCACCGAAAGAAGTTACAGCAGACAAATCAAATGATGAAGATTTGCCGTTCTAAACAGTATAGGTTGGGGAGGTTCGGTGTCTACTTGTAGTCTTTACTAATGTGGCTACTTGACAGGACAGGATAAAACACCCTCCCCTTCCTTTTTTATTAACTAAATAAATTTATATGAAAACTTATATACCTTTAAATATTATAAACGCAGACCTAGATAAAAAAACATTAAGAGAAAGGCTTGATGAAGCAACTGCAGATAAAAAAAGATTGCAAAAATATAATTTAAATTTAAAGCTAGAAATTATAAATTTACAACAGAAAATAAATAATATAGAAAAAACTACTAAATAATTTGGTAGATTAAAATATTATTCGTATCTTTGTAATCAAATCAAAGGGTTAGCTAACCCTTTATACTAACTATTTACTAACTAAAAAAAACACGCTTATGATTAGAAAAGATTTACTTATTGACTTGTTATCAGTACAAACCACAAGTGGTAACGAGTACGATATGATTGCACATATTCACAATTTTTGCAGACAGAATGTTCCTGACGCAACTGTAAAAATCAAAGACAACAATATTTATGTAACCAAAGGTTATGCACAATACTATCCTTGTATTGTTGCGCACACAGATACAGTACACGACATTCACAAAAGCTACAAAGTTTTTGA